CGACGGACAGGGGAAAAAGCAATCTTGGGGAGAAGGTTGGTGGGCAGTTGAACCCGAATTGGGTCGAGTGGCTCATGGGATACCAGACAGGGTACACAGACTTAAAGCTCTAGGAAATAGTTTAATTCCGGCCATCCCTTATTATTTAGGGCTGGCTATCTTAGAAAGCATGAAAGATGCATAGACACGTTATCATAGGACCTCCTGGCACAGGGAAGACAACTTATTTGAAAGATAGAGTGGAAGAGCTCATCAAGGCGGGCGTATGCACTCCGAAAGAAATCGGCTACTTCAGTTTCACCGTGAGAGCGGCGGAAGAAATACGTGATCGCATTGTTAAGGACTCCAAGCAAAAATGCACGAAGGAGACGGTTAAGATCCTGTATCCCTATTTCTCCACGTTGCACTCCCTGGCGTATCGTCGGTTGCAGCTTCAGCAAGCGCAGATCATGGACGATCATGACTATGAAGAGTTATCACGGATCACGGGCCACGAATATGTCAATAAAATGAAAAAAGGAAACGGTGTTGATATCTCTATGCCAACAGCGAAGAGTGAATACCAGGACATTATTAATCTCTCATACGCTAAATACCCTGATGACAGGGATCGCTTATATAAAGTTTTCAGAGACAATACCTTGAACAATTACGGAGCACGCAAGCTCATCGAACAAATGGATTTAGATTTAAGAAAATTTAAAGAAGACAGGGACAAGTATGAATATGTTGATTATTTTGTTAATTTTTTAAAGAAACAAAACCCTCCTCCCTTGAAATATCTATTCATTGATGAAGCTCAAGATCTCAGCGCCCAGCAATGGCAGGTGGTGGATATGATTCAGCAACGATCTGGAGCAATTGAAACCTACATAGCAGGGGATGATGATCAGGCTATTTTCAGATGGGCTGGCGCAGACATAGAACACTTCATAGCTATGGCTAAGAATTATGACAACACTATCATTCCTCTGACTCAATCATTCCGCATTCCTATAAGCGTACACAGTCTTGCCACAAAACTTGGACAGTCAATATCCCAACGCATCCCAAAACAATATAAACCAAGAGATGAAATGGGGATAAGAAAAGTCTTAAATATCAGACCTTTGAATCAAGGATTGCAGGAAGGTGAGTGGTTGATTTTATGCAGGACTCACGAAGTTGTAAAGCAGGTGTGTGAGGCATTGGAAACATACGGATGGCTTTACAAGCGATACGGTTTTCCAACCATAAGTTTTAAATACATTGAGGCCATCAGGGCGTGGACCGATCTTCAAAACGGCAAGTCCATCTCAGGAGTGGCATGTGATGTCATTTATCATCATATGGACAGCACTCGGATCAAGAGAAATTACGGAGTGTTCAAGGGACAACCTGAAGGGACATACAGCCTGGAAGATCTTATTAAAGAGTATGGCCTGCGGGAAACAATTAAAATATCCAAAGACAAAACCCTCAGTGTGAGGGAAATAGCCTGGTATGACATGCTGAATTCCAAGGGATTGCAGCGTCGTAAAACCTATCTGCGTGCGGTAATGCGCTCGGGCAACAAGCTTGACGCTGTTCCTCGCATTGAAGTGTCAACCATTCACGCATCCAAGGGTGGTGAAAGACAAAAAATTATGCTATTAACCGATCTATCCTATGCCCCTTACAGGTCATATACAGAAAGCCAACAAGGAAGAGATGATGAAGCAAGAGTTTTCTACGTCGGTGCGACAAGAGCCAAGGAAGAATTATATATTGTTCATCGAACCGAAGGACAATATGAATATGAGCCCATCTTTCATTATGCGAGCAGGGTAGCATGATCTCACAGGATATTTTAAAAGAATCAAAAAAATTAATTGGTGGCAACCGCCATAAGGACTATGGCGACAAGCTCACTAATCACACGAACATTGCGGCGTTGTGGTCTATTTTCCTCCGAAAAGAAGTAACCCCCCATGACGTCGCGGTGTGTATGGCCTTGGTGAAAGTAGCACGGCTCATGCACCAACATAAAAAAGACAGCTACGTTGATATGGCGGCCTACGCTGCCATTGCAGGAGAGATTGAAGCACGCTCCGATAAAAAGAATCGATCATTTGAATCAGAAGGAGAGAAAAGAGGACGGATCACAAAAGAATATGTAAAATCATTAAAATGAAACAATCACCGCTAAGAAGTAAGGACAGAGAAATAACAGTTGGAATGCTTCCTAAATTTTTACATGAGGTAAAATTTAAACGTAATCGTTTTTTAGAAAAGCACTATGGTTGGATAAGTCGTAATGACTTAACCGAGATGCTGGAACACGAAAATAAGGAAACTGAATATTATTTTCAAGTAGGGAAAGCGATGCATGAATACTTAAAAAATGTTATTGATAAATTAAGTAGAAGAAGATTAGAGAATCATCCTGTGGATATGGGTAGTTATTTTAAAGAAACTTCCCCCGAAGCAAGAGAAGAGGCAAAAGACAAGGCACACCAAATTTTATCACACGGTATTGTTGGTCAATTAGAAGAAGTATGGGGAACGGAATGTCCTCTTTATTTTGATAAGAACGAAAGAAGAGTTATTGATTTAGTAGGAATTCATAAAAATAAATTAACAATAATTGATTTTAAATCCTCTCAACATATTTTTGTTGAACGTGACAAAAGTAAAGAACAGGTTATTAATTATGCTTGGTTACATAACCTTTACTCAGAAAGAAAAATAGAAAAATGTATTGTAATGATTTGTGATAAAGGTGGATATCGAGAAATAATTGTAAAGGAAGAAGAATTAAATTTTGATTATGAGAATGTACTTAAAAGTCTTTTCCACCAAAAAGAAGATCTTAAAAAAGCCTATGATACTACCCAGTATAAAATATCTAATTTGCTTGAACATAAAAGGAATTCAACAAGATGAAAGAACAGCCCAATTGGTTTCCTAAAGTGCATATGATGCCCAGTGAATGGGTGATGCCTGATCATTTTCCAGATCTCTCAGAGTACACGGAAATAGCCATTGATGTGGAGACACGGGACCCTGGACTGAAAACCACTGGACCTGGCTGGGTAGCTGGTCGAGGAGAAATCGTAGGGATCGCCGTTGCGGTAGACGGCTGGGAAGGATACTTCCCCATAGCTCACGAAACACCGCCCAATATGGATAAAAACATTGTGACTAAGTGGTTGAAAAAACAGTGTTCTTACGATTATATGAATTACGTCTTTCACAATGCCTTCTATGACCTAGGGTGGTTATCCACTTTAGGTATTGACATTCGAGGCAAAATAATCGACACTTTAATCGCCGCACCATTGGTAGATGAAAACAGGTTTAGATTTGATTTAAACTCATTAACAAAGGATTACCTGAAAGAATCGAAATCGGAAACCCAACTCTACGAGGCGGCAAAAATGTGGGGCATCGATCCGAAATCGGAATTGTGGAAGCTTCCCGCCTCACACGTAGGCGCATACGCAGAACAGGACGCAGCTGTAACGCTACGCCTATGGCATCATCTTAAAAAAGAAATCATATCACAGAACTTATTAAATATTTTTGAACTAGAGATAGACCTCTTTCCTGTTCTATTCAAGATGAAACAAGAAGGAGTACGGGTCGATCTTGACAAAGCGGAAAGAATAAAAAATGATTTACTATCTAAAGAGAATAAGATTATGGCTTCAATTAAGAAGCTCACAGGTCAGAATGTGGAGATATGGGCTGCAGCATCAGTTGCTCAGGCTTTTCAAACCCAGAACATCCCTTACGACACCACTCCAACAGGCAAGCCAAAGTTCGATAAAAACTTTCTGGCAAGTCATGAAAGCCCCCTGGCGAAGATGGTCGTGGAGGCGAGGGAGATTAACAAGGCGAGAACAACTTTCATCGAAAGCATCCTCAAGTTTTCACACCGAGGACGAATTCATTCAGACATACACCAAATGAGATCGGATCAGGGTGGTACTGTCACAGGACGGTTTTCCTACTCGAATCCGAATTTACAGCAGATTCCCGCTCGCAACGCCATACTTGGTCCATTAATTCGTTCCATTTTTGTACCAGAAAAGGGGTGCGAGTGGGGGATCTTTGACTACTCGCAACAGGAACCACGGCTCGTGGTCCACTATGCTTCCTTGCAAGAATTCACAGGAGCATCAAAATTTCTAGACACTTATGAAGAAGATGACACCACTGATTTTCATCAACTTGTAGCGGACATTGCCAATATACCCCGCAAGCAGGCTAAATCAATTAATTTAGGACTGTTTTATGGTATGGGAAAAGGGAAACTTATGTCACAATTAGGCCTTAATTTAGAAGACGCTGAAGAAATACTAGCCACGTACCACGGCAAAGTTCCTTTTGTTAAGCAGCTTATGAAAGACACAATGTATAAGGCTGGAAAAAAAGGATACTTACGCACACTTCTGGGAAGACGATGCAGATTTGATTTATGGGAACCTGTCAATGAATGGGGCCAGAAAGCCTTACCTTTGAAAGAAGCGAAAGACGAATATGGCGAACATATGATTAAACGCGCCTGGACTTATAAAGCTCTCAATAGACTGATTCAAGGATCAGCTGCGGATCAAACAAAGAAAGCTATGCTGGAGCTTTCCAAAGAGGGATACGTAGCACACATCCAGGTCCACGATGAATTGGATTTTTCCATCAAGAATAAAAAAGACCAGGAAAGAATAAAAGAGATTATGGAAACTTGCGTTGAGTTGGCTGTCCCAAGCAGAGTGGACATAGAAACAGGAAAGAGCTGGGGCGATGCCGGAACGTAAGAAAAATCCTGTGGCTAAAGAAGTTCGCACTCCTAAATACAAACAACGTATTGTGAAAGATAAAACTTTATATGACCGGAAAAAGACATCTATGAATGAAATTTTAGAAGTATGTTCCTGTAAAATTGGGAGAGCCTGCCCCTGTGAAAAAATAAAAAATAAACAACTGGAGAAAATTCATAAGGAGCAAAATGACTAGTATAGAACATTTAAAGCTACTGTTGCCGTACTACGTTAAGGAATACCATAACATTATTTCCCCTGATCTAGCTGAAGAAATCATAAAGCAACCTGATTTAAAATTCTTTCCCGCGACTGCGGGAGGGGGTAAGAGCAGTGAAGCTCGGCGTTGTTATGTTAAGCCTCTTGAATCACAGTTTAAGGAAAAGATTTCCTCTATTTTTAGTGATATCTTTAAATCATATATTCAGGAATTTAAATTCTTTGACAGCTTAAAAATGGAGAACAGTGGATTTGATCATCTTCTATACAAAGGCGATGAGTCTCATGAATACAAGGAGCATGTTGACCATTCACAATTCAACAAGCCGCGAATTCTAACTTGTTCATTACTTCTTAATGATGACTATGAAGGAGGAAACTTTAGTTTCTTCGGAGGAGAACATGTGATCTCCAGACTGGCCCACAGTGCCATCGTGTTTCCGAGCAATCCGTGCTTTCCTCATTCGGTTACTCCTATTCATCAAGGGGACCGTCATTCCATTGTTAGCTGGGTACACTGATGAAAACAAATTATCTTCCATACGGGAAAGACATATTAAATCCAGAGTGGCCCGAAGCCACCTGGGATGTGGGGACGTTGTTTGTTCATGATGATAATATTATAAATTTTTATGATACAATAAAAAAAAGATTTGGTTTTCCTTTATCTATTAAATCAGTATTTGGTTGCTATAATGTTATGTGGAGCGGAGGAAGATCCTCATTTGGCGTAGCTCCGACAGTTCATACTGGAGGCTGGACACCAGAAGTTATAATCAAGGAGTATAACAAGAGAGGGATAGATGTTACTTATACTTTTTCAAATCCTTTACTCAAAGAAAAACATCTTACGGATCCAAGCTCTAATTATTTGTTGGATTTACTGGCAAAACAAAAATATGAAGGCAACGCTGTTACTATCACTTGTGATGTTTTATCGGATTACATCAGGAAGATGTATCCTAATTTAAAACAAAAAGCATCGATTGTTAAATCAACAATGGAGATGCCGAGGAGGAGGACGTTTGAATATTATGACAATCTGTTTGAAAAATATGATCTGGTCTACCTTCATCCTGATGATAATTTCAATCTTAAATTATTGAAAAAAATAGCCGCGTCTGGAAAAGTTGGCAGTTATACACTTCTTATAAACGAAAACTGTGCGAGAAACTGCACTATACGAAACAGTCATTATGAGGAACAGTCAAAACCGGTAATTGATGGGTGGCACGGAATGTTCAGTTTTACTGATGTAGATCAGATCCATAGTCCCGAACATCCCAATAGCATATGTGAAAGACACACAAAACCACAAATGAAATCATGCACTCTTTCTCATTCTGAGTTTAAAGAAATCTATGATCTGGGCTTCAGAAGATTTAAGCTGCAAGGAAGAGATTCTCCTTGGACTAATATGTTATTTGATCTGGCTTTCTGGTCGGTTGAACAAGACGCCATGGCATATAAAATATCCCACTACCCTCATTTATAATGAAGGCCGTGAACATTTTTTCACAGCATGTGGAAGAGATAAAAAAGGGGCAGTTGGTCCCCGTTGGAGGTAGA